AGGTCGCCGGCTTCCCGCGCGGTCAGGTTGCCGATTTCCCGCTGTGCCTCGATGCGCTGGATGATCGCGTTGCGCAGTTCCAGCGCCTTGTCGATCTCGGCTTGTGCTTCCTGGATGCGCTCGGCGGAAAACGCGCGTTGGGCCGCATCGAGCCGGCGGTTCATGAGCTGTTCGGCCAGCGCCGCGCCTTCGGCATCAACGCCGTTCAGCGCCGAGATGGTGGCCTGGTATTTCTGGCGCACGATCTCCAGCCGCGCGTCCAGCGAGCCGTCGTCGGACTGCAATTCGAGCAACTCTTGTTGCAGCCTGTCCTTGACCGCGGCGATTTCCCCGCCGACGCGCTCTTCCACCAGGCCGGCGGCGCGTGCCGCCAGATCGGTGCGTCCCAGTTCGGTGAGGCTGTCGATCAGGCCCTGATACTGCGCCCGCAGGTCGGCCAACTGGCCACCCAGGCCACGGTCGCCCTGGCGGTCTACATCCTGCTGGAGCTTGGCCAGCTCGTCGGTGAGCTTCTTCTCGGTCTCCAGGCGCAGCACACGTTGTTCTGCGGCAATCGCCTGCTGGACCAGCGCATCGTCCGCCGTGTCCGCCGTGGCGCGCGCCGCGGCCGCCTGTTCCTGGTATTTGCGGGTAATGAGCGCCAGCTTCTGCACCAGGGTGTCGGCGTTCAGCTCCGCGATGCGATCATTCGCCTTTTCGATGGCGTCGGCGAGCGCGTCCATGGCATCCGCATCGAGCGCGGGCGCCGCGGGTACCGACGGTTTGGGTGCGGGCCCCTCTGCCGGAAACAACACCTGCGCGGGCAGGGCGGACCGGCTCAGTTCGTCGCGCTTCTGCACCAGCAGATCGAGGCGCTCGAATTCCTTGTCCAGGGCCTCCTGAATACGTGCGCTGGTGAAATGATCCCACGACCCTTCCAGGATGCCCTGGAGCGTGCGAATGTCCTTCTCGACTTTTTTGATCTGCTTGTCGGTGGTCTCAACCTCGGCATTCACCGTGCCGGCGCCAAGGCCTTCCCGCGCTGCGCGCAGCCCTTCCAGTTCCTTGCGCAGATTCGCGATCTTGGGAGTGGACTTCTCGGCGCTGTCGCCCCACAGGGCGATCAGTGTGACCAGCCCAACCGCCCAGCCCACGGGGCCGGAGGCGCCCGCGGCCACCGCCGCGAGCAGCTTGCCCGCCACGATCAGTTCCCGCACGCGCACGATCACGCCCAGTAGGCTGACCGCGACCTTGGTGAGCCCCACGGCCGCGAACGCCTTGCCGATGGCGCCGATATTCTCAATCAGGGGCGGCACCAGCCGCACCAGCGCCGCAATCCCGTTGGCGATACTCTCCAGGCCGGCGCGGAATTGCGGATCATCCAGGGACTCGGTGAGCGCCCGCATGGCGTCGGCGAGGCTCTCGATGATGTCGGTGTCCTCACCCATCTCCAGCAGGGTGCGCTCCCAAGCCACCTTGAGGATGTCGAGCGCCACCACAGGCTCGGCGAGCACTTTGGGCAGGTCCTTGCCGAATTTCTCTTCCAGTTCTTCCGCGAAGGGAATCAGCGAGCGGGACGTGACCTCGCGTTGTTCGACCAGCTTGTCCAGTTGATCTATGGCTATGCCATTGGCTTCGGCGAACAGCAGCAGGGCGCCCGGCAGGTTATCCCCCAACTGCCCCCTGAGCTCTTCCATCTGGACCGTCCCCTTGGAGACGATCTGGATGATGGCGCGGAAGCTGCGCTCCAGCTGATCGTTGGACAGCCGCAACACCCGGCCCGCGGTGGCAACACCGACGAAGATCTGCCGGGATTCCTCCAGCGTGAACGATCCCTCCGGCACCGCCGCCAGAAACTGAGAATAGCTCCGCCCCAGATCCAGAAAGGACACTGCCAGCGTATCCGATGTCCGGCGCAGGAACTCCAGCTCGGCGTTGACCTTGGCTTCATCACCCTCGAACGCCACCCGCAGGCCGCTCTCGATCCGGGCCTGCTCCTGCGCGGCGCTGAACAACTCGCCGACCTGGCGCGCGGCGCCGAACAGGCCGACATAGCCCGCGGCGAGGCCCAGAATCTCCCCACGCAGGCGTTGAGTGATCGAGACTGAGGTGCGGGAACCATCGGCAAACGCGCGCAGACCGGCGCCTGCCGAACGGCTCGCGTTGGCGGTCCTGGCCAGCGCTGCGGCAGTCTGATCCTGCGCGGCGCGCAACCGCTGCGCTTCGGCCACCAGACGGCGCTGTGACGCCGCCAGATCATTGGTCGCCACCCCCTGCCGGTTCAGTTCCTCCGATGTGCGCCGCACCTGATCGCGCATCTCCCGGAATGCCCGGTTGGCGCGCTGTGCATCCGCCTGGGCGCTCGCCAGCGGCGCCGCGAGGTTCGCGCGGTCGCCGACCGGCACCCCTGCCTGGGCGCGCTGCTCATCCCGCAGCCGGCGCACTTCCGCCGCTGCCTGGCGGAACCGCTCATTGAGCCGCGAGAGTTGCTGTTCCTCGCGCTTGAACTGCTCGACCAAGCGGCCCTTGGCGATCAGATCGCCCTGGGCGTCGCGCAGGCCCTCCAGCGTGCCGCGCAACTGCTCGGCGCGGCCATCCATACCGGCCATGGCGCTGCCGCTGTCCTGCGCATCCGCGCTCAGCTTGTCGAGCAGCGCGGACACTTCCGCCAGCGTGCGGGTTACCTCGTCACGCGCGGTAAGGACCAGCTCGACATCGGATCGGCTGACTTTTGCCATGGGAGTCTCGGCTCAGGGGTCGGGGTTCATCAGGTCGGCGATCAGTTCGCCAAAGCTGCGGGAGCTCTTCTTGTCCAGACAGGCGCCGATGGCGGCACTCACCAGCGCCGCAAGGTGGGCCTGCTGCGCGGACAGGTATTCGCGAATGAGCGCCGCTTCCACGCTGATCTTCCAGGGCGTGTAGCGGCCGACATCGGGATGTCCGTTGGCGCGCAGCAGGGTCACATCACGAGCCAGGCGCACATACCAGTGCGCAGGCTGGTTCAGTGGGGCGCTGGCGCCACCGGATTTGCTGCCCCTCGTTTTAGGGCTGGTAGATTTACTCGCGCGGCGCTGAAGAGACGCACCAAGCGCGAGATGAACTTCTTTCCCCCGCCGGCGGGCTCCGTTGTCAGCTCCCACACGATCAGCGCAGCCTCCTGCTGGAAACCAGCGCCAAGCCGACGCACCTTGTCGACCTGATCGGGCTCATCGGCGGCCATGGCAATGGCGCGATCGATCATCCCGGGCGCGAGTTGCAACAGATCCAGCACCCCACTCTCCGCCGCCTCCATATCGGCTACCCCGCCCGGACCCAATGCGCGCTCCACGCGGCTGAAGGCGTCCCCATGCTCCAGCATGAGGGCGCCGATTTCCTCGAACGACAGCCCCCGCAGGGTGACTTCGGCATCGCCGACGCGCACCGTGCGGGTAGGTACGTCGAGCGCGGCCAGTCCCGCCATCAGCCCACCGCCCGGTCGTCGATGTAGAGCGCAGCGAGGCTGGACTTTTTCTGGATGCCGATGGTGAACGCCATCTGTGCCCAGGCATCGTCCGCGGCGATCACCGGCATTTCGCCGTTCGGCTGCATGATCACGCTGGGGAACCACCAGTCCTTGTTGCGGCCTTCGGCGTTGTCGCTGATCACGCGCAGTTCGCCGCGCTTCGCTTCGGTGCCGCCGCTGGCGCGGTTGCGGGTCTCGGCAGCCGGCGTGTAATCCACCAGGATCGCCGTGCTGTCCGCGATGCCGCCGCCAGCGACGATCTGGATACGCCCGTTGGCTGCGTCCAGTACATAGTCGGTGTTGAGCACATAGGTCGGGGTGCCACCGGTGCCTGTTACCACCACGGACGTTACATTGCGGGCCGGCGTGTTGCCGCCGAGCTGATACCAGCGTCCCTGCAATGCCGTGAAGGGCGCATCGGTCACCGGGGTGGCCACTTGCGTGATCACGCTCAGATCCGCAATGGCGAACAGAGACATGTTGTTCATGTTCATGCTGTCGATGGTGAGCGAGAACTCGCGGGAGATCGACGTGGGGATGTTGCGGGTTTCCTGCCGCAGCTTGCTGCGGGAGCTGAAGTATTGGAGGTTGGTGGTCGAGGGGCTGATGCTGGCGCCGCCCGTCTCGCCCAGGTCGATCTCGCCGGTGGGGGCGCCCGCGGCATTGAAGGGGTTGAAGTACACGATCCCGCGGGGGATCACCAGATCGTCGATGGTATAGATACTCTGGGCCATGTCAGGCTCCTCGTGGATGTGCGACGGTGGTCGCGGGAAGGATCAGTTCAGATAACACCCTGCGCGGCGAGATTCTCGCGTTGCTTCTGGGTCAGGTGGCCCGGCACAGGGTCGCCGGCGGCGTAGGTGTGCAACCGGTATTCCTGGGTGTCGGGATCCGGCTCCCAGCAGTGCAGGTCACGTTTCAGGGTTTCGCCGGCGGGCGCGTCGTCTGGCGCGTCCGATCCGCGTGATTTGCTCATGTCAGGCTCCTTATTCGATGCGCTCGGCGAGCGGGATTTCGATCGGCAGCACGCACACCGCACGGGGGCGCGACTGCTGTGGGTCCGGCGGCAGGACGACGCCCGCGCCGCTGGTGATGCGTCCATCCACCAGGCCACCGAGCACGCGCACCACACGTCCCGGCTGTCCGCCGCTGGTGTTGGCGTTGATCCAGGCGATGCGACGGCTCAGGTCGTCGAGCAGGTAGTAGGCGTCGTCGGTGGGGTGCTTTGGGTCCGTGGGCGGGCCGGAAACGCCGAACAGAAACAACTCCCAGCGCAGCACACGCCGATCCGGGTTCTTGGGGGCCGGCGACAAATCGCGCTTGTCGTCAGGCTCCAGGATGGTGACGAAATATTCGCCCGCCTTCTCAAGCCCGAACGCGGGCTTGCCGCGATGCACGCGCCCGGCCAGATCGTGGGTGTACTCCGCTGGCGCGATGCCCTCCAGGTGGCCGGTGAGCGCCACCAGTATGTCGAGCCGATTCGACATCAGCGTGTTCTCCCCTTGCTGAGCCGGGCGAATTGCCGCAGGAACTCCGTGTTCGTGAAGCTGGACAGCTCCGGCAGCATGTCCTCGCGCACCGTGCGAAACACCTGGTCGACGCTGGGGCCATAAAGCAGGGTGTAACCCCGCTTGCTGGCCCGGCCAACCGCACCCACCCGGCGCAGGTTGAGCTGGTTCAGCACCGCCGTGCGCACCGCAACGCCCCGGTTGCCGTTGTTGAGATTGATGAAGAACGCCGAGCGCAGCACCGGGCGCCCGCCGCCCTGCTTGATGCCGATCCGCAGCCCGGCCGTCTTGCCCCCGCGGCTCGCCTGACTTGCGAACCTGGCCAACGAAGTCGGCTCGGTACGCGCCGCGATGACCGCCGTGGGGTCCGTGTTGCTGGCCAGCCGCGACAGATAGAACCGCCCGGGCTGGTTCAAGTAGCCGGCGGTGAAGCGTACCTGTCCACGAATCCGCCGCGAGCCATCCGCCCGCCCTCGCTTGGCGCCGGTATTGATCGCCATGCGGGCGGCCTGCCGGGTCTGTTGCGGCATTGCGGCCAACAGATCGCGGTAGCCGCTCAGCCCCTTGGTCGAGACAGCAAACGCCATCAGACACGCTCCACGATGGCGCGCGTCTCGATCACGGTCACGCCCACCAGCCGCGCCAACCGGAATTGCTCGGCGGTTTCGGTAACGGTCACCACAGCGCCAATCTCCGGACTCGCGAGCTCGCTGCGCGCAAACACCAGAGTGACCGCATCGTCATCGATCTCCACGGTCTCGAAGTTGCCGCCGCCCTGCCGCACCAGCCGGGCGCCCTGCTGTACCCGCACGGTGACGGGCACACTGGGGCCGCCGCCGGGCGGCAGATACGATGCCGCCACCGCCGCATGGGCGTGCAGGTCGGCGCGCGCGCGGGCGCGGATGGCGTTGAGGTCGGTCATTCGTCGTCGTCGTCGGTGTCTTCGTCGATGTCGTCATCGTCCGGATCGGGATCCGGCGCGGTGACGGACGGGGCCTTACGGCCACGCGATGGCCTGGCAGCGGGTTTGTCCGCAGCCGGCGCAGCGGCGGGCGCATCCGTCGCCACAAATCCGGCATCGACGTGATAGATCGCCTGCTCCGGCGTGTCGAACGTCACCGAATCGCCCACCCCGTAGGTTTTCATGCCGCTGGGTTCGGGCCGGCAAAAAGCGCGGAGCACTCTGTATGGGTCAGCCATGGGGCTGTCTCCTGGTGGATGCTGTGAATAATCTGGGAATAAAAAGCCGCCGGCCCGGGTGCTGGATCGGCGGCTGACTCAGCCGTGCAGCGCGCGCAGGCGCCGCAGCCTCAGTTGCTGGTGTAGCCGCGACGCAGCACGGCGGGGATGGTGCAGATCGGCAGCGGGTTGGACTGCGACTGCGTGGCCGCGCCCTTGTCGTCGCGGTCCGGGATCACCTTGGCGTAACGCGGCAGGCCGATGGTGTTGACCGTCGACATATAGTCCGCGGGGGCATACCAGTTGCGGAACAGGCCCGGCACGGCGACGGGGAAGAACCGGCACTCGTCGGCGGCTATGAAGGGCGTGCCGTTCACGGCGCCGCGATAGTTCTCCCACACGATGCCGCCGTAGGTGAAACGGTCGTACACCGCAGCACCTTCGCGCAAAAAGGCTCCTTCCTGCGCTCGCTCATACGCCGTTCGCGTCTCTGCGTGGGTCGAAATCTTGTCGTAGAAGGTATCGCCGCACAGGGCGTACACACCGCCGCTGGGCGACGCGCCGAGCTTGTTGGCAATGCCGCGCACGACCGTGTTGCACAGGCTCTTGATGTTGGTGGTTGCGGTCCCCAGCACGAAGTCGACATCCGCGTCAGCCGTCACGCCGAACTCGCTGAACAGGTTGTAAATCAGCGAGCCATCGGCATCCAGCAGCTGGCCCTTGATGGCGCCGAGATACAGGTGCTCGATGGTGGTGTCGATGTTGCGGAAAATCTCCGCGAAGTGCTGATTGAGCTTGGCTTGCACCGTCTCCAGGCGTTGTTCGGAACCGAACTCGCGCACGTTCTGAACCTGGTCGGCCTGGATGTGATCGTCGATCTGGATGTGCACGGTACTGAGGTTGCGCAACGCGCGGCGATCCGGCGTGTGCACCACGCCCACACCCCCGCGCGGGCTGGTTTGCACCAGGCGCAAGGTTCCCTTTATGTTCTCGATCGCGACCGTGGTGGTGTCGATCCCTTCTTCCGCGAACAACCCCATGCTGCCGATTCGGCCGGGCACAAAGGGCAGTTCGTTCACCGCGGCGGTGAGCCGGACCTCGCTGAACGCGTTGTTGGCAAAGATATTCAACATGGGGTTGTACTCCTGAATTTAGGCATAAAAAAAGCCCGCCGGAGCGGGCTTGTTGCGGGTCTTGGTGGCGTCAGGGATAGGTGGCGCGCGCGATGATGCCGAGCGCCGCGAGATCCGCAGTGCCGGCGGTGATGGCGGTGCTGTCCTGGCCGTTCCAGCCAAGCTGCCCTGCATTCACCTCGGCGTCGCGGGCAACCATCACCGCTTTGGTGTGCCCGGCGGTGGCGTCCGTCGGGTAGGCGAGAATGCCCACCGCGGCCTGGGTGCCATTGGTGGCCGCGTTGTCGTAGATGGCGTGCTTGCCGGGGACCGATGCGACCGTGATGACAAAGCCGTCGCCGACGATGAAGTCGGTAGCGCCATCCGCCAGGGTGAAACTCAGCCCGCCCTGCGAATAGGCCACGGCAACGGTACCGCTCGCCAGCGCCACGCCATCCGGATCCACCACCGAGAATGTCCCGGCATTGGCGGCCGCGGCCGTGATGGTGAGCACGTAGGCGCCCACCTTCGCGGCAGCGCCCACGGTGACGGCGCCCATGGTGCCGTTGCCGGTATT